GCCGCCTTCATCTGTGGGATAAATGATTCGTTGTGTCATGGTTGCTCCTAATTAGCGAAATACAGCCACTGAAACAGATGTGTTATCGTCCCTTGTAGCCGCGCTAAATATAAATGTTCCTACGGAAACATTAGCGGTGGTTACGTTTTGGGTGCAAACATTCCCCGTTTCTGTTATGTCAGTTCTATCTGACCCAAGAACAGTGCAATAATTTACGTCAGGCATTGCATTTGTAAAATTAACTGTGTAGTCGCCAGTTCCATTATCTGTAATGCTTGTTACATTTCCACTTGCGCGAATAGCTACAGTTCCAGTGCCATTAAAGTTTACCCATGCGCGGCAACCATAAGCTGTAGCCACTGAACCATAGCCTGAGTTGAATTGGAGTAGGCCTGCTGAAGTAATACGAGCTTGCTCAGTGCCACCTGTTGCTATTGCAATAGTATCAGCAGCGGGGTAAAACACGCCAGTGTTTGTGTCGCTTCCTTGAATAGCAGGCGTTGCGGCAGAGCCGTCTACACCTGATATTCCAGTTGCCCCATTAATTGTGATTGGCATGATTTTTCCTTAGAGAACAACCCAGTTGCTACCACTGGGAATAGTGACTGTGATGCCCGAGTTAATGGAAAGAGGGCCAGTGCTTACAGCATTGTTTCCAGCAGTTATGGAATAGTTGGCACTAATAGTATTAGCCATCTCATACAAGCCTTTAGTGGTTACGTTGGGGTCTACGTTCAATGTAGCCCATGAAGCATTTGTACCATCTGTAGTTAAATACTCACCAGCATTTCCTGTTTGACTAGGCAAGGCATCCACTGCTGCCCACGATGTAGCTGTACCATTGGTAGTAAGAAACTTACCAGCATTGCCTGTCTGTGAAGGCGTGTATGTAGCTGCAAGAGTAGCAGAGGCAGCAGCATTTGTAGCACTGGTTGCTGCGTTAGTGGCTGATGTGGAGGCTTCAGAAGCTTTAGTAGTGGCTGTAGAGGCTGCTGTGCTTGCCGTAGAAGCACTAGAAGCAGCATTGGTTGCACTGGTAGATGCTGCACTGGCAGAAGAGGCAGCATTAGTGGCAGAGGTGGAAGCTTCTGAAGCTTTAGTTGTAGCTATTCCTGCCTGTGTTGTAGCTGTGCTTGCTGAAGAAGAAGCACTGGAGGCAGAAGAAGCAGCATTGGTTTCACTAGTAGCCGCAGCAGAGGCACTGGAAGCTGCATTGGTAGCTTGTGTGGTAGCTGTACTTGCTGAGCTAGAGGCACTGGATGCAGAGGAGGCTGCATTAGTGGCACTGGTCGATGCATTAGAAGCTGATGTAGAAGCAGCAGAAGCACTTGCAGCAGCATTAGTTTCTGCTGTTTCAGCATTGGTTTCTGCTAGCTCAGCGGCATTCTCAGAAGCCAAAGCAGCAGCGGCAGCTTGTTGAGCTTGCAAAAGCAAAGCTGTTGTAGCATTAATTGTTGAGTCGCTAGAGGATTCTCCTGTGCCTCCAACACCACGAAATATTCCCATGTGCTCTCCTTGTTATGGAAAAAGCCTTGTTTGCACAAAACAAACAAAGCCTCTTTCAAAACAAGGAAGCCCCTTGTGAGGGCTCCCTGTTTGTTTGTTAGGCTGCGACAGCCATCAAAACACCAGCGTCTGCACGAAGCACTTTAGTGCCATACAACATGTCAGAAGTAAACAGAGTAGCCAAGTACTCTTGTTTATACTGCTGCTGTGAACGAACAGACATTTGCTCAATATGAACAGCCCAATCTTTGTGAGCCAACAAAGCACCCTTCACACCTGTTTCCAAGGTAGGGCAGTTGCTAGACACAACAACAGGGATACCATACAGGTTACCCACTTCACCATTGCGAATGGTGTTAGCGTTACCAACTTCACCAACGAAGGCTTGTTCAGTGTAACGATTAATACCATTCAAGGTGTTGCGAGTTGAAGGAGGGATAATCAACACACGACCGTCCATTGGCTGGTCAGCATCATCCAAATACTGGATGGCACGACGGAAACCAACGTCAGAGAATGCACCGATGTCAGAAGCAGTGTCAGCATCGTAAGCTTCCAAAACACCTGTAGAGGTGTTGAATTGGAAAGAACGGCTGTGAGTGTAGTCACTGCCATCGCCATCACCCAAGCTCTTCACCAAAGCCCACAGGTCATCATCAACTTGCTTTGCCATAGCATAGCCAGCGTCATCAGTGTAGTGCTTACGCAAAGAAGGCAGGGCTTGCACTTCAACAATGTCTTCAATCAAGTAAGACACTTCTTTGTGCTGGTTTAGGTTAACAGTGATAGAACTTTGTGACAAGTTCTGCATGGTCACTGCGGTGTTCTCAGATTTAGTCTGAGCAGCCAAACCACGTGAGGGGTTAGGGATAATGAGAGCATCACCTTTCTTACCTTTAAAGCTCATCTTACGCACAAACTGTGCAAGGACGAGGTTCTTCTTATAGGCAGCGATAATCTCATCACTCCATAAGTCGGGCAGGAAACTAGAAGCTTCGGTAAGACCAGCTGCGCCAGTCATCGTTGGGAATGTACTTGTTGCCATTTTAAATATCTTTCATAAGGTTATTAACGAACCCTTCCTTCTGCATATGCTGCCATAATTTCTGGCTGCAAGGACATGTATCGGTCAGGGTCTTTACGCATGAGGTCTACAATGTCAGCACGACGATAAATCTTCTTGCTCTGTGTCTCGCCAGTTCCTTTAACAGAACCAGTTGATGCCTGTTTAATCTGTTGTTTACGATCAGCCTTCTGCATTTCAACAGTGTTGTTCAACATCTGCTGACGTTCTTTCCATGTAGTCAAAAGATCGTCTGCTGCGTCAAAATCATACCGCTGGTCTGCTCGTGAAAGAAGCTCGCTTCGCACCTTACTCTTGCCTACCCACTCCTTGAAACCATCGTCATTAATAATATCCGTATAGTCAGGGTGAGCATTCTTCAAGTTGTTCAAAGCCTGAGCCTTCAACATCTGTGCATTAAAAGCTTCTGCTTCTTTAATCTTAGGGTGTCGTGAAACAGCCTGTTCAACAGCCTTCTGAGGGTCTGAGAAGAAATCTACCTCTTCGTCCTGTGGGGCTTCTTTGGTAACGACTTGTGCTTTTACAAAATCATCTACAATACGCCGAAGCTCTCCAACTTCTTGTGAGTGTCGCCCCATCAGCTTTTCAGCCTCTTGGTGCATACGAATCAAATCAGTTGCGCTTTTACCTTTGTACCGTTCTGGGACTTGTTCTTGAGGGCTTTCCTGTTGTGGTTCCTCTTGAGCTTGCTCTACTTCAGAGATGTCCTCTCCTGTGTCTTGTACGCTGTCATCAATAAATGTTGCCATATAGTCTCCGTGCTTAATAGCATTATGGAAGAAATTTAAGAATGTTCCCTCTTATGAGGCATTCCGCTTTTGCTCTTTAGCCAGTTGTTCTCGGTGTTTTCTTTCCCACTTCATTGCCGCCCCGGGGAAATTTCCTGTCACTCCTTCAAGCTTAACTTGGGGAGTGCTTAACTGACGAAAGGCTTTGTTGCCACACACATTACAATCTACTGTTTCTGCTTCTACAGAAATAAACCGTTCTTGCATGTGGCCGTTTGGACAAAGGAAATCAAATACTCTGATCATCTGTAAGCTCCGCATATGATGCTTCGATAGCATTACGATAACCAAGAAGAGTTTCTAAAACTTCCACTTGTCCTTTTCTAAACCAGAACATGTTAGCATCTGAGGCATTGCGAATGTCAGAAAGGTTGTCTAAGCTACGCTTAAGGTCTTCCTGATATATGCTCCAGCCCTTGTGTACAAACAAGTCTAGCAAAGATTCATAATATTCTTGTAACTCTTTATCCATGAGCATTTCTCCTGTAATGGATGCTGATGTGTTTATTATACCACAAAAGTTTTACTTTGTCAAGCTATTGCTGCATCTGTTTAGAAACAATTGCTTCCTTGCTTGCAATTTCTCGTTCTTTCAAGACCAGCTCTGCAAGCTTAGCTCTGCGTTCAAACTCTTTATCGTCTTGATTGCCCACCTGTAGGTTGGAAGAGATGGCACGAATGCGGTCATTCTCCAAACGGATAGGCACTGCCTGTGTTTCTGCTTGCAGCTTCTGTGCCCTGCTTTGGCTTTCAACAGCCTGTGCTTGATAGAGGGCTGTCTGAGCCTGTGCTGCTGCCATTTGAGCCTCCATCTGGGCTTGCTGCACTTGCTGTGCCTGTGGGTTGGGCTGATTAATCTCACGAAGCTTAGTAATCATGCCTTCTCGGTTGGACAAGCTCATGTTTTCAATGACAGCTTCCACCAACATGGGGTACATTGGGCTATCTTGTCCCAAAGTTTGCAGCAGTTGCACCAATTGTGTCACCTCATACTCACGTGCAATGACACCAAGGCTGCTAGAAGCTACAAACTTGTAGTCTTGTGCAGGGAAATTGTCTGGATCATATTGCATGTAACGCCATGCAGCCTTGCTAACCAGCGGAATGAGGAAGGAGTCTTGGAAGTTAATCAACGTGCGTTTGTGGCGCTTGATAATGGCTCCCAAAGACATGCTAACAGCCCCTGCTGCTGCCTCTCCATTGATACTTCCGGGGATTCCTGCTGCATCAATGGCTCCTGTAGCCATCTGCACCATGCGCTGAAGGCTTTCTGCCTGTGTAAAGCTCACTTGGTCAAGGTTGCCAAACTTAAATGGCATCATAATCTCAGCAGGGTTGCCAT